AATTAATACTATTTAACAATCAAATGTTTATATCTTTATTTTAAAATATTGTTAAACATGTTTGAAAACAATTTATGTTTGCAAAAAAATAAGTGATTGATGGCACTGACAACGAAAGCGAAGCAATTGATACGTGATAGAAAGGGATTGCGAATCAGGAATAGATTAGCATTAGAAATGAACGTGACCGCCAAGACTATTGACGTATGGCTGGCTAATGATGATGCGTTGCTATCATCATCCATAGCGGCTGATGTGTTGGTCGAAGAAACCGGGATGAACGTTGACGAATTAATTTTGAAAGAGAACGACAAATAAGAAATCACAAATGATCGATTTAAAAAAGATTAAACTCAACGACATAGTATATTATTACTGTCCAGTTCGCGGCATGTTATTTTCGGACAATGCCGGGTTCAATCAAATCAGCATGCAAGCGTTTAGTGTTGACGAATATAAATTATTCAGGAAATTAATTAAACCGATAGAAAATGAATACACCAAATCACGAGGTTATTAAGAACTTCACCATCAACTATGAGTTGCTGAAATCAGTCTGCGAACATCGCAACATTAACGGCATCACATCGCGGTTCCGGATTTTGCGGCAGCTTGTGGCAACAAGAAAGACATGCAAGACATTTAATCCAATCAAAACAAAATAAACAATTATGCAAAACGATGAAAGAAAAATACGCCACGATGCGTTAATTAACGGCACTAACTATGTGCCTGAGAAGATTGACGATACGACAGATTCAATCGTTCTGATATGCTATATAGGCATCATCAGTCTGATAATGTTGATTGTCGCTAATATCTTCTGAAAGATTAATAACATTCGAAAAAACAAAAGCACAATGAATATATTAGACCAAGCAAATAAGATAGTGAATAATCGTTCAGAAGAAAAAGAACGAATGTATGGAAATTTTGATAATGGGATGGAACGAGCAGCAGAAATACTTACTGCGATGACAGGTAGGCCGGTTGATGCGGTATTTATGTACAAAGCATTAATAGCTTTAAAATTATCGAGAGAATCATTTAATCATAAAGAAGATAATCTTCTTGATGCTGTAGCTTATATTGGAGCGCTTAATAATTATATAAATAATAAAATAAAATAAAATAAATATGAACACAAAAAAATACAACACAACAGACCTTGACCCTCAAACAGCTTTTGAGCGCCATGTATTTCACAGAGACCAATTTGCTCATTATTTAAGGTGGACTCATATCCTTAAAGAGGCTAAGATTGGTGAAAAAATAGTAGATTTCGGATGTGGGAAAGGAAATTTATTAGAAGTTTTATATCGTAATAAGTTTAAATGCGAAAAATACATTGGAATTGACATTAGAAATAAAACTATACTATCATCGCAAGAAAAATACAAAAACGTAGAATGGGCAGAGTTTTTAACTGAAGATTTGGTAAATCCACAAAATGGAGTTAATTTTCAGAACTTTAACGCTGATAAAGTTTGCTCTTTTGAAGTTTTAGAACATGTTGGAAAGCAGAATGCTGATAAATTTATGGAGAACTTTATTAATTGCGGGAACGATAATGCTACATATTATATAAGCACGCCTAATTTTGATGAAAAAGTTGGAGCTGCTGGAAATCACACTTATGATAGTGGCGATGGTAGAGGTGTTGCAATTCAAGAATTTAGCTATAATGAGTTAAAAGAACTTTTTGAAAAGCATGCGAAAATAATTGATTCATTTGGAACTTTTGCGTCAATTAGAGATTATAAACCATTAATGAATGATTGGCAAACAAAAATGTTTGAGCATTTAAAATCATATTATGATTCAAATTTAGTTTCAAACATAATGGCCCCGTTTTTTCCAGAATATTCAAGAAACACAATGTGGGTATTAAAAAGAAAAAAAGAAAATTTATTTACAAATAATTAAAAATAAAACAAGCATGAATTTAACAAACGAATTTGAACCAATAAGAGAATGGGCTAAAGATAAAGGCATTTTTCAAAAAGGAGATTCAAAAACACAAACGATTAAACTGTTTGAAGAAGCAGGGGAACTTTCAAAAGCCATTCTTAAAAATGATGAACCAGAAATAATTGACGCAATTGGAGATTGTGTTGTTGTATTGACTAATCTCGCTGAATTAAGAGGATTAAAGATTGAAGATTGCATCAATTCTGCTTATCAAATTATTTCTAAACGAAAAGGAAAAATGTCAAATGGGACATTTGTAAAAAATGAGGTTTAAAACAGCGCAAGAAGCATTTGAATTTTTTTATGATGAAATCATAAAAAATGGAGTTGATTTATTGAATACTAAATTCATTCAAAACATTGGATTTTATATTGATGAACCAATGAATAACCATATTTTAACAGATTTTCGTAAATGGAAAAGTTCTTACGCTGAATTTGAATGGCAATGGTATCTTTCCGGAGATAGAAATGTGTCTGAAATTAAGAAACAAGCTAAGATTTGGGACACCATGCATAATGGAGACAATGTTGTAAATTCAAATTACGGTTACCAATGGATGAGAAATGGACAAATAGAGTTCATTATCAATGAATTAAGTAAAAATCAATCATCCAGAAGGGCGGTTTTAACGATTTATGATGGGAAAGAACATGGAATTCATTCTAAGGACACTCCTTGCACACTTAATATTGTGTTCAATATAACACATGGAAAACTCAATATGAGTGTCCTAATGCGTTCTAATGACCTCTGGTATGGGTTCTGCAATGACCAGTATTGTTTTAGCATGTTGCAAAAGTTAGTTTCTGATAAATTAGGCACAAAAATAGGTTGGTATTACCACTTTGTTAATAACTTACATATTTATGATAGACATTTCAATAAAGATAAAGCGAAAGCCCAAAAACTGGATTTATAAAGGCTACAAAATTATTGTGCCTTTTACTTTCAAGTGGCGGCACAAAATCGGAAAGGTTGAATGTGATTGCAAATTTTGTGAAGAACATTATCAGCCGTGGTATGGTATAAGCTGGTTTCATTCTAAAGATTGTGCGTTGATGAAATACATTGATAGCCGTCCGCAGATTTGTAACCTTAATCAATATTACGGTCAGGATTTATCGTTAATTGCTCAAACGGAGTAGGATGGTAGCATGATAGTCGGGGGAATAAGTAGGTTCTATTTTGATAGATTAAAGTGCAATCTGAATATCCGCCACAAATTAAAGGGAAAGTAGCTCCGCCCCCGATTTTATAAAACGTTCCTCGTGTATGCGTAGGGCGTATTATTAACTAAAAAATTAAATAGAATGAAAGAATTTATAAGTAAATGGTCAAACTGGTGGATACTTGAGCCAAAACGCAAACAGTTAGATGAAGCGTTTGAAAAAGAACTAAATGAATTGATAGAACGAGAAGTAGCCTTACGCATACACGATGTTGTAGGGCGAAGCGAATCGTTTGTTTGCGGACATCCACCTAATGTTACTTACTTAAATGAAGGCGTTTGGCATTGCGAGAAATGTGGCGGCAAATGGAATAGTTTAGCAAACAAATGACCTACAACGGTTTGCAAGTAGGCGATGGTTGCCTACGATGAACTTAATTATTAACCGAGAAGTTATTGGCAACTATTGCTTACTTGCTGTTAGGTGCAGTGCTTCTCACAAATTAAAATAAAATGAACTCAGAAACAATTACAGAAGTAGTCAAAAAATTGGTTGGTGAAATTCAGCCTTATGGAGCAAGTCACATTGATGAAAAACGATTTGAAAACTTAAAAACGATTTGCGATGTTGTAAATAATCTTGTCATTGAAATTGATAGGGTTGCTTATGAAAATAAAGACCGACAAGAGTTTTCAATGAAACAAATGGCGGATTATGCAAGTAATTTTATGACAAAAACTTTGGGTGTAGCGGAATAGCATTACGCCTAACGGTCACAGATATATTTAGGTTTTCTTTTAATATATACACTAAAAATAATAAACGAAGATGAAACATTTAAAAACACCACAAGAGTTGAATGAAGCATCGGAAAACTTGAATATATCTGATGTTATGAATAGTAAATCTGACTTACAAAATCAAAATAATTTAACTAGAGATAGTTTAATTAAACTACATAATATGATGGAAGAAAAACTAAAAGATATGGAATCT